CTTTTTGCTGTCATACTTAGTTGATATTTAAAAACCCTAATTTTAGCGTCACCTGGCTCTAATTCCATGTTATTAGCGGTACTATCTAAGGTTACAATAACTTCCCAATATACGCCTTTTACCTGTAAGTATGCTACTGAAGAGAACTTAAGGAAACATTGTTCCAAAATTTGATTCATATCTTCTTCGTAAAGTGTCCAAATATATAAAGTGTAACCAATGTTGACAGGCCAGCCTCGCGTAACACCAAAAAATGTATCTTTTTGATATTTTTCCTGTTGAGTAAACCCTGGACTACGACCATCTGCACTTAACCAAGGAAGTATTGAATAAGCCTTTTGATAGGTAAATCTTGTTAAATCAGGTTGCATTCCACTATTCCAAATTGCCATAATTGGAAGCCTAATTCTATCAACTACTAAAGAATTATCTTTTCTTACATTATCTTGTAAAATCATATCAACTGCTTTCTCTTGACTTGCCCATATAATTGGCACTGTATGCTCTTGCCCCTGCTCATCAATCACCTTAATATTCCTGAAAGTATCGAGCATTGCTTCGTCATTTGCGCGTATGCCGCGAGCATAACGATAAACAACTTCCCTGTTTGGAGTGTCAAGGTCATTAACTATTTGTCCAGTTTGAATTGGATCGCAGTTTCCAGTCTGTCCTAATTTGGTATTAGGAGTATGTGGCACTTGTCGCCAATCTCTGGGCGGATTTCTTGGCACTCGCTTTTGAGAAGGCCAATTGTCCAAAGGACATTGTTTTGGGACGGGATCAATATTTACAGAATTTACATTGTCCCTATCTTGACATTGTGTTATACTTTGCTCCGAATTAACATCCTTCATATTGGTCATAAAACTAGTCTCCAAAACTATATATGATAAAAACTAGAAGTAAATTGGTAAAATGTGGCGACATAATTAATAATTGGGCAATCTTAGGAGTAGAGTTTAGAATTAAAGGCAGGTGGTGTGTTGTTACAAAGTGTCAATGTGGGTTCATTAAGATTTTTCAAATTCATAAATTAATCAATAATAGATGTAGTAAATGTGAATTTTGTAAACGTGGTTACAAAGGTTTAAATTTCAAAAAACCCATGAAAGAAAAAAGCCCTAATTGGAAAGGGTATAAGGAAATCCCTAAAACCTTTCTAGGCATTTTAAATAAGTCAGCAAAAATTAGACAAATAGACGTTGATATTAAAATTGAAGATATATGGCATCAATATGTTGGTCAAGATAAACTATGTGCTTTAAGTGGAATGGAAATAGGATTTGAAAATAAAACAGCATCAGTAGATAGAATTGATTCCAAAATTGGATATTTAATTAACAACATTCACATAGTTCATAAAGATGTAAATATTTCCAAACAATCATTAAATATACAACATTATATAAATTTATGTCACCTTGTCACTGATTACGATCATAATCTTCCTTTATTAGAGATTACAGTGCCGAAACGTTGGAGTAAGTTTACAGGTACTGGCAATATCTTAATAAGTTTGTGGAATAGAATTAAAAAAAGGGCTAATAAAAAAGGATTAGAGTTTAGTTTAAGTATCAATGATGCTTGGGAGTTATATTTATCTCAAAATGGGAGATGTTTCTATAGTAAAATTCCAATTTATTTTGGCTTGCCTGGTATTGGTGGCAAAAACCATGTTTTGCAGAATGGAGAAGCAACCGCTAGCTTAGACCGAATTGATTCTAATAAAGGATATACTAAGAGCAATGTAAGTTGGACTCATGTTGAAATTAATTTTATGAAATACTGGCATAGTGAAAGTTATTTTAAAAATTTATGTAGTTTGATTTCTGCTAAACATAACCCAAGTAAAGATTATGTAAGCTTATTAAATTCTAAAACATTTTACTAGAGTCCTTACTTACAAGTCGCCTTATTATTGTTGTCAATTAACAAACTACCTGAGTTTAATTTAAAGTCAGTATTTTTTTGGGAAATTCTACCCTCTCCAGTAGTAGTAGATTCTTGGAATCTCTGAACAATAAGTATTAATCTCAACTGATCCCATAGGAAGAAATCACCTGCATTTCTTTGAATAACCACCCAATTCTCAGACTTCATTGGTGTAAATATTCTTGAGCCCACTTTTGGCGGATGGCCAATTGCTTTAAGGACATCATTATAATTAAACATAATTTGTATTTCGTCTGGTGCATCAATACCAAATTGGTTCATAAAGTTTTGGGATGGTATTGGTTCGTAGTAACCTTTTAATTGAATAGGATTATTGGAAAAAATCTTGCCTCTATCCTCACGATATAATAGGTCAACAGTGTTATGAGTTTGTATAAAAACTTCATAATAGAATATAGGTGAGCCTGCTATATCAATAAGCTGAGAGTCGAATGAACTTACTAATGCGTGATCTGGACTTTCTGGATCAAAAAGATTTAGCGATCCTGCTAGCTGATAAGGCTTTCCATTGCAATTTTTGATAGTCATATAATTATTTATGCATAATACATAGAGTTATGGCTATCAAAAATAAAGACGGTAGTATATATTGTTATAGCAAACCAAATCCAGTTATGAATTCTCAATTACTTTGGCCAAAAGACGAAGAAATAATAATCCATAATAAATTCGGCAAGAGATATACCGATCAAAAAATTGAAGAAGAAGTAATAGAGAAAAAAGAAGAAGTTGTAGAGGAAGTTAAAATTGTCGAGACAATAGTGCAGGAAGGTCATACTAGACGTGATGCAGATGTATTTGATGTGTGGTGCTTGCCCGCAACTATTATTACTAAAATTGATCCTCTTTATGGTTCAAGCTATAACAGAATTAAATACGATGAAAAATATTTATTCGAAGCTAAACTCTACGAATCAAATGATTTATATTTTCAATTAATAACTAAGCAAAAAATATCTGAAAATTCTGTTATATTTCCTTTAAACAAAGACAGAAGATGGTGGAGAGTTGTTAACAATGAACAATACAAGGATACTGATTTTTGGATAATTACTTCTCAAATAAGTGATTATCAACCTAATTTTTCATAGAAACTTCTATACCCATTTCATTTAATTGACTTTTATAATCTTCTATGGCTTTACGATAGCCAACTTCTAAAATGTCATTAACCATAAGTGCAAATATTTTAAGATCATTTTCTGTAATTAAACTAGTTCCAATTCTTGTAAGTAATTCATCATAATTTTCAACTTTATTAGTCAAAACCTGTAACATGAATTTTCTTAAAACCATAGTTTTAGGATTTTGGAGTATTTGTGACAGATTGTCCATTTTTTTTCTTTTTATGTTTTTTTAAATCACTGCACGCTCCCCAAACTTGGTAGTCGGCAGTAGGGGTACAGCTGCGTACTATAGCAGCTGTACCCGCCATTTCTTTTAACCATTCTTTAAAAAATAGTTTTTTCATGCTATTAATTTTTTATATAGTGTGCCTAATTGAGTAAACGCCGCCATCTCAGTTCTGTCTGATCTTAGTTGACGCGCAATCATCATTTTTAATCTGATTGCATGTATTTTTGTATATGCTACTTTTATTTTTTCTCCTATTTCCTTACGATGCATAGATTTACTAAAATCTTCAGTTCTACTAACTAATTGATTTACTAATGTTGCAAAATTAGGTTCGCCAATATTAGTCATCAGCTTGTTCAATACATTATCAACAGTATTATCAACAACATTTGCAGCCATTTGTGGTTGTGCAGCTACTGCTGGTTGTGCTATTGGCTGAGGCTTTGGCTGTATAGGAGAAGTATCTTCTACGCCCATTCCAGCATCTTTCAATATTTTTGTTATTTCCTCGCGTGATTCTCCATTATTATTACTTGACCTTCCAAGTAATTGATGATAAACAACAGGTGCCCATCTTTCTAAATTCTGATGAATTTGATTTTTGATTTCTGTTGAAGTAGCTTCTTTTGCAGCTGCATTGTAAATCGTTTGTATTGCTTTGATAAACTCAACAGGAGTTATTGCAAGATGGCCTTTTTGAAAATTACGTAAATCAATTTTCTCTCTAGTGTTAACAAACTCCTTTGCCTTGCTATCATATTCTGGAATAGGCGATGGTTTATTTCTAAGCATATAAGTCCAAAAATCATTCATTGCTTTATTAAAATCATTTATATAGTTAGGATTATCTTTATCAAAATCAAAATCAGCATAAGTGACTTTTGCATTAGGATTATCTTCTCCGCGTACTCTTGCTAACATTGCTTCACGTTCTTCATCAGTCATATCACTATACCATTCAGGATACTCTGTTCTTAGCTTTTCGGCTATTTGTTTGTTAACAAGTCTATCAACCAACTCTTCTCTTTCCTTGTCGGTATATACTCGACTTCCATCAGGGTTTTGCTCAGAAGCATACTTTGCGTCGAGTTCGGCTGTTAAAATTGCTTTGGCTTGCCATTCAATCCCGATTGTTACAAGGGCTTGCGTTAATAATTCACTATCGCCAGGACTTAAGCTTTTCTTTACGCTAGCTCTAAGACTTTGGACTATTGTAGGCATTCCTATATTTCCTAAAGCGCCTTTTGCGGTAGTCATTAGACCTTTAGGATTTTTTGCCACCCTCATTTGGCCCTTCTCTCTTTTATCATTGTAAGCTTCCAATTCTTCTCTATTTCTTGTTATTTCATTGTCATCTATTATTGATTTGCCTTCTTTGTCTACACCTGCTTGAACTGTTATTGGAGCATCGAATTTTCTGTTTCTTTTTGGTGGAATCAAATCGTTTTGAGCCTGTGCCAAACTGTCCAATAAATTTGCAATCTTGTTTAGTCTAAGTTCTTTGCCACCACTTAGGGGGTGCCCGTCATGCCAAGCTTTCATAATGTCATCACTTTTTACCTCACTTAAATCTACGTCAGGATCATAAATTCCCATTTTGAAATCGTTCAATACAGACAGTAACATTATTCTTGCTATTGCAGCAAAACTATCAAAATTAGCATACCATTTTTCTCTAACAAATACAGGGGTGCGACCATATGTAGAAAATGGTGTGGCTTCCTGTGCGTTTCCTTTCATTATGGCTGTAGCTGCTTTTCTTCCATAAAACCAACGATTAACACCTTCTATAGCTTCTAATTTTATATCTTGACCGTATTTCTTTTTAATAGCTGCCAATTGCTCTTGCGTTACTCCTAAATATGGCATACTTGTAGTAGCTTTGTTTACAGAATATCCAACTCCATGATTATGCATACCATGTGACCACCTGTCTTTATCTTGCCTCCCTAATTGCGTAGCCCTTGCATGTTGTACTATATTTCTGGAGTTTTTAACAACATGTTCTTTTTGTTCAGGAGTTAATATGTCCCAATTATTCATTATGTTAGCACTGTCAATGCTAGTAGTTGCAGCTAACAATTTCTTGGCTGCGTCACTTATATTACCTTTTGCATCTGGGTCTGTTGCCCGCTGAAATTTCTGATATAATTCTTCTTTTTGAGCATCAGTTAATTTTTCGAAAACGGCATTGCCTTTTTCATCCTTGGCATTTTTGTCTCCAACCCCAGGCAATAAATCTGGATGCGCACGATGAGCTAAAATTGCTTTTTGTTGAGGCGTCCAATTCATCTTTGGCAAAGTTTTAGCGTCATGTAAATAAGGAACATATATTCTCTCTCCATGCGTAGGTTGTTTAGGGTTTGTATCTGATCCTTCTGCTTCTGGATCACCAGCATAAACACCATCAGGGAATAAAATTCTTAAATCTTGATAAGAAACCCATCTAGGTATGGTCGGAATTTCTAAATTCAATAAATCCCCTGGATGTCCTTTTTCACCTTTTGCACCACTTCTTGTCATTGCTGGGTCATATCCTACCGTAAGATTCCTTCCAGTAAAATACTTTTTAGCTTCTATACCTGACATTAAATGAATTTTAACCATTTTACCAGTAACAGGGTCTTTTACTAAATCGCCCTCTTTATGTCTTGGACCAAGGATGCCTAAAGCATTTGCTCTCATCCAATCAGTTATAAGACTTGTCGCTTTTTCATGTTTAATTGGCTCAAAACCAGCCAGGCTATGTCCAGGTTGTTTCAGCCCTCTGATTCTGCTATTTTCAATTTTTTCTGCCAAATCAATAAAATCTCTACCTTCTTCTGTAGCTGGGTCCATTATTGTAGGATCGTCCTTCCAAGCGCCAGTATCTTTGTAGGTGCCAGGTTCAAGTTTAGCATATATGTCTTTATATTTTTTTCCCATCGGACCAACAAGTTCTTTGTCTTCCATGTTAAGGAATTTTTCTCTTGGCACTAATGTAACATCAGAAAGATCAAAGTCATATAAACCATGTCCAGCTGCTAAATATTCCTCTACTTGTTTTTCGAGCTGTGGATAATCTGGGTGATCTTCTCCTATAACATTTCCTTCTTTGTCTATCATTACAAGGTCTTGTAGTCCAATACCAGGCTTAAATTTACTATTTGGAGATTCGTGTTGATTTGAAGTTATCTTTGCAGGCGAACTTAATCGTTTTGCAAGATGGGAATGCCCACTATAAATTCTTAGCATTAACTTATTAACCATCTCTTTAGTGTCAGGGTCTTGTACTTGAGTGTGCCTTGTAGAATCAGCCATTGCTGCATCATATTCTTTTTTCTGATCTTCATCTAAGCCAGCATATTCTTCATCATTTAATATGTCACTTAATATATATTTGTATCTTTTTACTAATGTGCGATCTTTATCTTCATCCTTAGTCTTACCTGGCCTTTTGTCTTCTACATCAAAATAATCAGCACGATCCATATCTTCTGGCAATTCTTTGTGGATGTCGTAATGTTGACCTATTCTAAGTAAGTCTGCTCCAAGTCTTCTGTGCATAGCATGTGCCATCGCGCCTGGATGAAATTGTGATAAATATTTTTGAGCAGCATCGTACTTTCCTGGCAAGTGTTTTGTTGGTGGTGCTTCACCACCACCCATACTATAAGCAGCGTCCTCAGCTTTGTAATGTGCTTCTGAAAGTATTTTACTTAAAAAATTACTCCAATTTCTATCTAAGAAACTATTAAATTCAAAAGGTTGAATAAACAATTTATTTCTCTCCATTTTTATATTTCCTCTTAACAATTATATATACACTTAATGTCAAGTTGTAATAACAATACTTTGTTCATAGACCGCCCTAGCCAACAACAAGCAAATCAATGTAATAACGGGTCTGGTTTCCCTAATGGTATAACAGGTCCAGCTTGTTGTGGCAAAATAGGTAAACGCCCTTGTCGTGAAATTGTAAGAGAACAAATTAAAGACTTGGTTTTATTGCAATTAGGCGCACCCGTTATTAAAATAGAATTAGATGACCAACAATTAGATGCAGCAGTCGATCTAGCTCTGTTAGAATTTGAAGAATACGCTGGTCGTGAATATTTCACCTACTATGTTTTTAATACAACAGCAGGAAAAAGTGTTTATACTATGCCGCCAGATATAGGCTTCATCCGTATGGTCTATTATCGAGAACAACCTAATTTAACCTTCAATGGTTCAGATATAGGTGGTGTACTTCCA